CATAATATACATTGTTTTCATCGTAAATAAAATCAATACAGTTTATAATTAAATCTAAAACAACATTAAAATCTTCTGTATTCGTGTTATCTTTTATCAAGTTCATTTTAGGATACTTCATCATGATACCTAATTTGTCTGTGATTTCTATTTTATTTGAATGATTTTCTTCTTTAGTTGGTTCTATTTCCAAAACATTCAAATCTATTTCAACAGAACTGTTACATTTTTTAGGTTCTTCTTCTGTACCAACATCATTATTACAACGGTACTTTAATTTGACTATTTCGCCAATTGAACGAGCTCTAATATTTAAAAATAAATGTTCAATATCAAATGTTGGCAAATCCTTTATATCAATATCACTTACTACACAATTATTTAAAACTTGCATAATTGTGTCTACAGAATATTTTGCATCATCAGATTCATAAGCCATAAGAAATAATTTTTCTTCTTTTACTGTAAAAGGTCTAAACTTAATAAACTCACCAGTAGAACTTAATTTTATTTCAAATAACGGAACATCAATTTTAGGTAACATAGTAACTCCATTTAAAATTTAAAGAATTTGTCAAATAACTTTGTACTTTTTGCTCCAAAGTAAGAAGCAGCTGCTTCACCCAGATCAGTATAACCTTCATAGATAGTTTGATATTTTTGATATGCGAATTGAACAGTTAATTTATGATAACCGTCATCACTCCAAGCTAACGGTTGTGCTGCGACACCTATTGGAAAAGCATCGATTAATTTTACAGAATAAATTTGTTTGATAAAGTCGTCGTACTGAAGAACTTGAATGTCCGTCATGTATCTAGTTTCTTCATCTTTGGGAAATCTTAAATTGTTGGTGTCAGATGGCATAATAGCATCGATCCAAAGATCAAAAAGTTTTCTTTCATAAAAATCGTTTGTACAGATAAAACTTAAACTCATATCATTATATTGTTTTTGATATGGTATTTTAAATGTCGGACCATAAATTTTTACATCGGCTGTTTGTAATGTTTTTCCTGGAAGTTCAGCGGTATCACACTGTAAAGAAAGATATCTTGTGATAGAGGGATTCGAACTTCTCTTAAAAGGTACTCCTGTTGTTTCATAACTAGTTCTTGAACTTACCCAATCTGTAATGTCAGTAACAAGAGTATTTGGTAAGTTTAATAATCCTTCTAAAACTCCTGTGCTAACAAAATTACCTATGTAGTTAGGGATCGGTAAAATTACTTTAAATCTATTCGGTCTGGCTAATCCATCTTTGGCTCGAATATTTGATAAAAAGAGTGTTGGCGTAAAAGACATTAGAATGTATCCTTAGAATCTTGAAAAACTACAGATTTAGAAACAGGTTTTTTCTTGGATGTAAAATCTTCCATTGGAAGTAGAACGGCTATATCCCATTCTTCAGCACTTATTTCTAAAAATCTTGATTGTATTTGTGTAAATAGGTATCTCTTAATGCAAGCATTTTTTTCAAATATTCTTGATGCCGCTTTAAGTGTTTGATATGTTAATTTTAACTTCGTGGTTTTGTCAAACTTGTCATTGTTGGCATATGAACTAAGTTTGTCCATCAATATTAATCTTTGTTTGGGATGAATGTAATGTAGATTTAATCCTAAAAAACCATCTGCATATTGTTCTATAGGTAAAACTAAAGGAAATCTATCATAGTATTTCATTTTTTCCTTTGTCTTAGGATCGTAAAAGAAAAAATACATTCTACCAATAATACTACGCTCACGCAATCTCGCCATATCATTCATTAAACTTGCTTTTGTTGGTTTTAGGTTTGCAACTTTCGTGCGTAACCAGTCTCTAGATTCTCTTGATCTAGAAGCGTAACCTTCTTTTTGAAGTGATGCTTGAATTCTGTCGATTAAATATGCCATCGACTATTTATACTAGACCGAGATCGTTTTCCGTAAGTATGAGAAACTTCCAACCATGTTCTTTACAAAAGATATCTGCTGCTTTCCATTTTTCTTGATTGATTGCATAAGTCGCAGCTTCCTGTAAATACCGTTTGGTCTTTCTTTTTTGTTTAGGCATTTTTGTTTGGACTTCTGGTTTTACTTCTAGTACGTAAGTCATCACTGTTCCATCTTTTTTCTTCGTTTTTACGACAAAATCTGGAAAGTAACGGTGCATCTTTTTATCGATGGGATTGCGATATGGTATGAACAGTTCTTCTGATGCCCACCAGGTAACCATAGGATTTTCATCCAAATATTTCATGACGTAGAGTTCCCACGAAGAACGGTAGATGATATTTGTTGCATCTCCGTTATATTTCGTCGGATTTTTTGGAGTAAACTTTCCTGAATATGGCATAAATATTATATATTCACAAAGGAATCATATGGCATTTTTCAACTTAACCGAAATCAAAATCAATAATACGAGTGATGGTGATACCCTTGGTTTAACAAAACAAATTTTGCGTGATAGCAGATATATGAGTAATGTACTAAGATATCCTTTGGATATAGGTTCTTTAGATAAAGGACACTATATGGTAATCCATATTAATCAACAAGAAAAAACTAGATTTGATAGAACAAAGGACGAGGTTGGCTTGCCTAACTTTTATGGAAATCCTACTATTATACAAAATCAAAAGTATAATGGAACACCCAATCCTTTTTCGCAAACTGTATCTGGTTTTACAGAAGCATCCCAAGATGTCAATGGAGCTGGACCCACACAAATAGCTAAAGAAATGTTTAATAAAGGAACTTCTTTTCTTTCTGATAAAGCCAACGCAAAAATAGAAAATATGAATGAAACGTTCCAAGAAGGTTTTGAGAGTGCTGCTGGTGGATTAAATTCGTTTGGTAAAGGATTGTCTGATTCTGCGAAAGAAATTTTTAATTTAGCTAATTCTGGAAAAGGTTTGAGAACTATAAAAAGAACCACGGATAGTATTGCTTTTTATATGCCAGATACTTTAAATTTTACAAATAATCAACAATATTCTACAATAGAATTTGGATCTTCACCTCTAGCTTACTTGGCAGCTGCAACAGCCGGTTATAGTCAAATAAAAGGATCAGGAGAGAAAAAAATTGAAAGTGCCGTTAAAAACTTAACACCATTCATTTTAAACAATTTTTTACGAAAAACTCTCGGTGGTGCAGGATCAGGAGTTTTTGCCGCAGGATTTGGAGCAGTTGTAAATCCTCAACTAGAAATGATATATTCGTCTCCTTCATTTAGAGAGTTCAGATTTGATTTTATGTTATATCCAAGAAGTTCTAAAGAAGCGGTTGAAGTTCAAAAAATATTACAAAGACTTAGATTTCATCAAGCACCAGAAGTTTTAAAAGAAGGAATTGGAGCCTTAGGTGGATTCTTCTTAGTGCCACCATCCGAATTTGATATAAAATTTTACTACAACGGTTCTATAAATCCTAATATTCCTCAAATTTCAACTTGTGTTTTGACATCTATAGATACAGATTATGCACCAAATGGATGGTCTGCATATGAATCTCCTGACAATTTTGGACAACCTGAGATTGGAAAAACTGGTATGCCTGTTGGTATTAGATTATCTTTAAATTTCCAAGAAACGGAAATTCTTACAAAAGATTCTTTTGTTGAAGTTGCGGGAAGAGATAGGGACGATGTGGCGATGTGGGAAGTTTCTACCACCAAAAGAAGATTTTAATAAAAGGTAATAAATGTCAAAATTTTTTAATTACTTTCCTAAGGTTGTTTATTTTTCCGATAGAGATCAAACATCTTTAGATATAATAACAAACTTAACTTTTAAATTTAAGTTTAATGAAAATTTTAAACAAAATTCTGTTGTTTATTATGATTATATTATTCCTGAAGGAGAAACACCAGAAATTTTAGCGGACAAATTTTATGATTCTTCCGAAAGACACTGGATAATTTTAATGGTTAATAATATTATAAATCCTTTGTTAGATTGGCCAATGAGTTATACAACACTAAACAAATATATCGATTCAAAATATTCTGCAAATAATTATGCCGATACTTCTAATACCTCGGTTACGGGACTTTCTTGGTCGGAATCAAATGTAAAAGAATATTTTGTAAAAGAGAGAAAAACTATATTAGATACTAAAGAGTTTGAAGAAAAAACGATAATTCTAACGCAACCTGACTACGCAAATACTTCTCCAATAACCTCAAATAATTACACTTTAATTGGTGGTACTCAAATAGAATTTAAAAGAACTAGAGGAACAAAAACTTATTATGAATATGAACATGAGACAAATGAAAATAAAAGAAAAATTAAATTGTTAAAAAAAGAATTCGTTCCTTTTTTAGAAAAAGAATTTAAAGATTTAACAAAATAAAATGCAATCGAATTTTTTAATATCAACTGGGTTTATAATAAAAGAATTAAACCTTGTCGCCAAAGATAAAACTGAACGAAGTCTTATTGCACACTACAAAGAAATAAACATTTTCGATTCAATATTGCAGCCATGTTTAACTGGTAATATTTTAATTGAAGATTCGTCTGGATTGTCTGATTCTTTTTTATTAGACGGTAATGATTTTATAAAAATTCACATAGGAAAAGTTGACGATGATACTTTAGATATAAAAAGAATTTTTAGAATTTATAAACAGTCTGATAGAAATGTAGTAAATCAAACTAAAGAAACTTATATTTTACATTTTATTTCTGAAGAATTTGTTACGGCACAATTTAAAAAGGTGGGACAAGCTTATTTAAATACCACATATAGTAACACTGCACTCAAAATTCTTAGAGATTATTTAAAAACTCCTAGTGAAAAAATAAAAGGAGGAGAATTTGATACATCTTTAGGAATAAGAGATATTGTAGTTCCATTATATTTAAATCCAATAGACGCTATAATGTGGATGACAAAATTGGCAATTGATACTGATCACAGACCATGTTTTCTTTTTTACGAAAATATTTTTGGTTATAACTTTGCTAGTTTAAGTAATTTGTTAGATAAAGAATCGGTTGTAAATATAAATTTTGATCCTAAAAACTTAGGTCGTATGGATGAAACAAATGATATGTTTGGAGCCAGACATTTTGAAGTTATACAGCAGTTTGATATTTTATCAAATATAAAAAACGGAGTTTATTCGGGTAAATTTATTGGATATGATAGAAATATAGGTCAAAGTCTAGAATTAAATTTCGATTACAATTCTATAAATCATCCAAAAAATTCTAGGAATAACGGACCTGCTGTGGCAAATTTAAAAACCATAGAAGGCGATTTATTAAACAATTTTTCAGAATCAAATATAGTTGAAGGTCCTACAAGTTTAATATCTAGAAATATAAATGAAATAAAACAAAATAGTCCAGGAGAATTCGAAAAGAAGATAGATTATGAACAAATTTTATTTCAGAGAGAATCTATATTTGCAAACTTCTTTTCACAAAGAGTTAAACTTGTAGTGCCAGGAAATTTTGGAATTTCATCAGGAGCAAATGTATATTTAAACATACCTAAATTCTCCGAGAAAGTTCCAGGAGAAAATAATTTAGACAGAACATTATATGGTCATTATATGATCATCGCAGCACGGCACAAATTAACACCGGACAATAAACACGAAACTATTTTTGAAGCTTGTACAAACAGTTCAAATAGAAGTGATAGATATAATAAAATGATCGGCGTTGATAATGTAACTAATACAAATTATGCGTAATATTTTTTTAAGGATAATCCTATGACTATGCAAGTTGTAGAAAGAGATGCTATAGTTATCAATAATGCTGATCCACTTGGATTAGCCCGACTTCAAGTTTTTATCTATGGTGTTCATGATATAACTGGAATTAAAACTCCATTTGAGAACCTTCCTTGGGCGTTTGCATCTCAAACTACCGTTTCTATACCAAAAATATACACTCCAATAAAAGTAAAATATAAATTTTCTTTTGGTAGTGCAATGAGAGCTTTTGCTGATCAAGAGGCTTTAGAATGGCACTCTCCTTCACCTTATTTGAAATTAACAGAAAATAGAGACCATTATTCAACGATTAAAAATAAAATAGCACAATTAGAGGAAGAAAAGAAAACATTAGAAAATGCCAAAAAAGCTAATGAAGAAGAACTAAAAAATTTAATTGCAGATGAAGAAAAATATCAAGTTTCACCTATAGACGAATCTGGATGGACTGTAGCTATAGAATACTCAAAAAGTGAACTCAATAACTTTTTAAATGATGTTGGTTCAATTGGTTCAGTAAGTGGGCAATCTTACGATAGTAGAATTTCTCAATTAGAATCTCAAATACAAAGTGGTAGAAAATTAGCTGAGATTGCGTATCCAAATAGAAATGAAGATGAGCAAGATTTAACATTAGAACAATATGCTGATCAAGTTTGGAATTCTCGTGAACTAACTGAAAGAGATAATTTAGTAACCAGAAAAGGACTACTAGAAAGAAATATATTAGATGCTGAGACAAACCTGGCAAATCTTTATAAGAACTCTACATCAAATTTAAATAGAGTAAATACGCAAAAACAAGGAATTCAAGAAGAAATAAACAAACAAAGTCTTAAAATACAAGAAATAGATAAACAAATTGCAGAACTAAATTCTCAAGCTTCTAATGCGCCGAATGCTTTACTTTCCATAGAACAGGCAAGATCATTGGATGCAAGAGTAGGCCGATATGATGAAACTTCTGGTAAAGTTTATAATACACAAGAAGAATTAATAGGTAACTGGACAGGATATACTTTTTATTTACCCGGTTACGCATTACAACCTGGACCTTCTATACCAGACAGAAAAAAATTAATACCAATAGATTCGAAAGGTAGAATAAGTGAAGAATCTTATTTACAATCAACAAATCTTAATGGTTCAAAATCTGGTCAACTGAGTACAATTATAGATCCTTCGGATAGTGTAGCTATAGAAAAATCAAATAATGATAAAACTTGGAATTGTGATATTTCCTATGAAACTAGATTAAAAATTCTCACAAAAAGACAAGAAGTTATAACAGCAGTTAAATGGTTGAGAGATAAGATACTTGCTCTTTTTGCAATTGATGGAAATTCTGCCACAGCTCAGTGGATTAAACAAACGGTTAAACTTTTAACGGCTACACTCAAAAGTATTCAGAAATTTTTAAAAGTAATAAATGAAATAGTACTAGAGATTGCAAAAATTACCGCACAGATAAGACAACTAATAAACTGGATATTAAGTTTACCCGCAAGATTATTGGTTCTGTTGCAAGACTGTTTAACTCATTTTTTTAATTCATTGACTGATGCTTTTTCCGAATCAATATCTTTAAGTGGTGCCGGTGGTGAAAATGTATCTTTTTCTGAAGTAACAGAATTAATATCTGAAACACAAAAAACATTCCAAACAGCAAAAGAAACAGTAGAAATTACAACAATAGTATATACAGAAATTAAAGCGATAGAAGCAACATTTGAAAAGGTATAATGATGGCAGATACAGAAGTTAAAAAACCCGAAGGTGATAGTACTTGGTATGAACCCGATTCTCAAGCAAATAATTCAGTTTATCCTCATGTAAAAGGATTTTATTCCGATTCTGGTCATTTTGTGGAAATGGATGACACACCACAATATGAAAGAATGAGAATACAACATAGAATAGGAAATTATACTGAGATACAATCCGATGGAACAGAAATTCATATAATTATTGGTGATAATTATGAAATAGTTGTTAAGAACAATCATGTTTTGATAAAAGGTTATTGCTCTGTGACTATAGAAGGTGATTCTAAATTAAATGTTAAGGGAGATGTTTATCAAAACATTGAAGGTAATGTTTATCAAAACATTGAAGGTCAGATGGACGCTGTTGTCACCGGTGAGGTAAATTTAACTTCAGAAACCGATGTAAACATAACTGCTGGAGGAATAGAAGGACAAATTAATTTAAATGCTCCTTTTTCTGTTCATGTCGAAGGTGATTTAACTGTAAACGGAGGAATATCTTCCACAGGACCTATTGCTTGTTCTGAAAACATAATAGCGAGTAAAAAAGTTTTTGGTGCTTTAGGATTGGTAACTCCCACAGGAGTTTTAGTTGGCCTTCCAGATGCTGGTGCTGTTGCACCAGGAATTTATTCTGCTGGTCCCATTTCATCATTATCCTCAGTTACGGCGCCAGTATTGAATGATATTATTGGACCAATACAGATATTCAGACATGCGTATACATATCATTTTCATCCAGGAGATTCTGGAGGAGTTACTGGAATTCCTAGCATAGGAGCTTTATAATGGCAAATGTTTTAGATAGATTAACAACTACTTTCGATTCATCTAAATTTGGTGATGATATTAATTTGAGTGACAGAGCTAAAGCTTTTTTAAACACAAGTCCTATAAAAATAAGTTCATGGGCGGCTAGTGATTTGGCCAATGGTGCGGTGACACGTTCTGATTATTTTCAAAATCCTGTTGCATCTTATGTTTCTAGTATATCTTCTAATTTAAATTCAATTATAACATTATGTACTACTAGTCCAGATACAAACTATCCTAGTTCTAATGCTGCGATAAAAAATTTAGCTAATTCATCAAATAATTTAGTAACTCAATTAAATTTATTTTTACAACATACAAATAGAATATCTGGTGTTTCAGAGAGTTATTTTGATTCATCTACAGGAGTTATAAAACCAAATTATCAAGATTGTGTCGGATCTGGAGGAATGATATTAACTATATTGGGAACAACAGATAATGTTAGAAATTCTACTCCTATTTTAAACCAGTTTACTAGTTTGTATATTGAAGAAGAATTGGCGGCTAATAATTGGAGTATAGGAAATACTAAAAACTCACTACAAACCGTGCCTTCTTCACTGACAACATCTCAAGTAAATGCAATGAATGTAATAATAAACACCGCAAATACATTACTTTACACCAGAAGAACCGAAGATGAGAATTATTTTTACGCTTCCCAACAAATTTTAAAAGATTTTCAGATACTAAACGGAATGCAAAACTCGGGAAGTACTGAAAAAAATCTAATTACCAATAAAATAGGAACCGCAAAACTCAAAACCTCTTTAGGAGTTGAATAAATAATAGATGGCCACAATTACTACCAATGTTGCGAGAACTTATAAGGACTTAGACCTCCTTTTCAATGTTCACCCAATAAAAAAAGACGTTAATAAACACACAGCAGAAATGGCTGTGATTAATTCTGTAAAAAACTTGATTTTAACAAATCATTATGAACGTCCTTTTCAACCAGAAATAGGATCTAATGTCTCAAAACTTTTATTCGAACAACTAGATTTTGTGACTGCCGCAGCATTGGAAAGAGAAATTTCTCAGACAATACGAAATTTTGAACCAAGAGCCTCTGTTTATAGAATACGTGCTTTACCAGATTATGACAACAATGGTTTTACGATAGATATGGAATTTACCATTATAAACAGAACTGAACCAATAACAATAACATTTTTTCTAGATCGAGTAAGATAAATGACAGATCGTTTAAGAGTAACAGAACTTGATTTTGATCAAATCAAAACAAATTTAAAAAGTTTTTTAAAAAGTCAAAATGAATTTACCGACTATGATTTTGACGGTTCTGGATTAAGTGTACTTTTAGATATACTGGCTTATAATACACATTATAACGCTTATTATCTAAACATGATTGCAAATGAATCCTTCTTAGATACGGCTCTTTTAAGAAACTCGGTTATTTCTCATGCCAAAAAATTTGGATATGTTCCAAGATCAGCAACAGCTGCAAGAGCTACAATTAACTTTACTATCAATAGTTTAAACTCTACACCAGGTAGTTTAACTTTACCAAGAGGATATATTTTCTTATCTTCATTGATTGATAATAAAGTATATAATTTTGTTACATTAGAAGATACTACCGTAACAAAAACTGGGACAAATTTCGTATTCAATAATTTAAAAATATACGAAGGATCTTTGAATAGATATTCTTTCAACCATTCTGAAGCTTCAAATCCAAAGCAAATATTTTCTATACCAGATTCGAATATTGATACATCAACATTAAAAGTTACTGTACAACAATCTTCATCTAATACAGATTCGGTTGTTTATAGTTTAGCCACAGATGTAATAAATCTTACTGCTAACTCTACTGTTTATTTTTTACAAGAGGGACTAAACAATCAATATCAGATTTATTTTGGTGATGATGTAATCGGTAAAAAAATACCTGACGCTGGTGTAGTAAATGTAACCTATCTTTCTACGAACGGATCTGTTGCTAATAAAGCCAATACTTTTGTTGCCACGACACCAGTCTCATCTTTTACTACTTTTAGTGTGACCCCAGTTGCCGCTTCTTCTGGCGGCGCAGCAAAGTAATCTGTCGATCAAATTAAGTTTGCAGCTCCATTACAGTTTACCTCTCAAAATAGAGCTGTAACAAAAAATGATTATATTAAACTAATTCAACAAAAATATCCACAGTTTGATGCGGTTAATGTTTGGGGTGGAGAAGAAAATATTCCTCCCGTTTATGGTAAAATTTTTATTTCTGCTAAACCTAAATTGGGATTTGAAGTTTCTGATACCGAAAAAAATTATTTTATAAATGAGATAGTTAAACCCATAAGTGTTTTAACAGTTACTCCAGAATTTGTTGATGTTGATTATAATTACATTAAGTTAATTTCTACCGTTTATTATGACCCAACGAAAACTGATTTAAATACATCAACTCTACAATCAAAAGTTACAAATGCGATAACTTCATTTTCAAATTTAAATTTAAATAAATTTAATTCAATTTTTAGTTCATCAAAATTAAGAACTAATGTTGATAATTCTGATATTTCTGTACAATCAAACGAATTGGAAATATTTTTGTCTAAGAGATTTAGACCTGTTTTAACACAAACTAATACTTATACTTTAGATTTTGGTGTTGAATTGTCTAGAGGCACAACACTCGATAATTTTTATTCTTCACCAAATTTTAATATACTTGACGAAAATTTAATAGAAAGATCCTGCTTTATTGAAGAAGTTCCATCTTCATTTACAGGAGTCGAATCGATATCAGTTATAACACCAGGTTCAGGATATACGTCAACACCAACCATAGAAATTATTGGAGATGGTCGAGGAGCCAAAGCGGCCGCCATTATCGTAAACGGAAAACTAAGTTCAGTAAAAGTTATAAATCCTGGTATTGGTTATACAACAGCTGCAATAAGAATTATTGGTGGTGGAGGAACAAATGCTACTGCTGAGTCTATTTTAGAAAATAGGTTTGGTAAAATTAGAATCGCCTATTTTAAACCAGATGAGCTTACAAGTAGAAGTACAAAGGTTATTTTAAATGCCGAAAAAAATGAAGGTATTACTGGTGTTATAGATTACGTTTTAGGCACTATAACAATAGAAAATTTTGCTCCACTTTCTGTAGATAATGATTTTGATGAACTTTCTATAAATGTTAGACCAAAATCTACAGTTTTACAATCAATTAAAAATAAAATGTTAGCTTTCGATCAAACGGATCCAACCAGTGTTGTTGTTGAACTAAAAATCATAAAATAAAAAAATGTCAGAATTAATTGTTTCCAATTTAGTTTCAAGTCAACTACCTGATTTTATTAGGTCTGATAACCCCAAGTTTGTCATTTTTTTAGAAAAATACTATAAATGGTTAGAAAGTAGTAATAATGCATTATACGAAGTCAAAACTTTAGAACAGTCTAAAGATTTAGATTTGGTCGATGATTACTATTTAAATGAAATAGCAAAAGAAGTTTTACCATATTTTCCAAAAGAAATTCTTTTAGATAAAAGAACTTTTATAAAAAATGTAGGAGAATTTTATAGGTCAAAAGGAACACCAGAATCAGTAAAGTTTTTATTTAGAATATTATATAATGAAGATATTGAAATTTATTTTCCAAAAGAACAAATATTAAAAGTTTCTGATGGAAAATG